GCTGGTACACGGTGGGCTCGTACCTGGTGACGGCAACCCGGGCCGGGCTGTCGTCCACTGTGGCGCGGGCCGGGCAGGTGCCGGGGGAGATCGCCTGGGACGACTGCAACTGCGACGGCGTCCTCGCCGTCACCACGCCCCGGGTGTTCCTGTCCGAGAACTTCCCGGACGAGGCCGAGGGGACCGTGGGCGTCCGGTGCCAGGCACCGTACGAGGTCGGCGAGTTCATCGTGTCGGTCATCCGCTGCGTCCCCAGTCCCGAGGGGCAGGAACTGTCCCCCTCGGCGGATGACCTGGACGCCTCGGCCGGGCTCCTGCTCCAGGATCTCTCGGAGACCATGGACGCTGTGTCCGCCCTGATGTGCCAGCTCAAGGATGACGACCACATCAGCGACTACCTGATCTCCCCGGCGCAATCGGCCGGGCCCGAGGGGGTATGCGCCGGGTTCACGCTGCGGGTGCTGGTCAGCCTGGAGCGCGCGTAGTGCCCGCCGCAAAGATCGAGTGGCGTCCGGCCCCCGGCGCGCAGGCCGAGCTGGACAAGGCGGTGATGGAGTTCCTGGTCAAGCGGGCCCGCCGGGTACAGCGCAACGCGAGGGCCATGGCTCCGGGCCGGATGGGCCGGAAGGTGAACGCGGTCATCGTCGGCAAGCACGTCCGTATCGAGTCCAGCCACCCGGCCACGATGTATGTGATCAAGGGCACTCGGCCGCACATCATCCGGCCCCGGACGCGGCGCGTCCTCAAGTTCCGGGTCAGCGGCCGGACCGTGTTCGCCAAGGTCGTCCACCACCCCGGCACGAAGAAGAACGACTTCCTGACCAAGGCCCTGCGCATGGGCTAGCGAACGATCATGGTGTGATCCGGACCTATACTGCGCGCATGCCGGAGATCAGGGATTTCAGCAAGAAGCGAAAGCAGCTCGTCTTTCGTGTGGACGAGGACGTGTTCGAGGCCGCAGCGGCCATCCCGGCCGAAGTGATGATCCAGTTCGCGGAGCGGATCACCACGGCCGACCCCTCCAAGATGACCCCCAAGGAACAGGTAGCGATCTTCAGGGACATGCTGGAGATGGTGCTCCTGCCGGAGTCGATGGCGACCATGCGCAAACGCATGGCCGACGCGCGCAACCCCGTCGACATGCAGCAGCTGGACGAGATCATCCAGTGGCTGTTCGAGGAGTACGGCATGCGCCCTACCAGCGATCCCAGCAGCTCCTCCAGTGGGGACTCGCTCCTGGGATCTGGAACTACCTCGACGGCTGCTACACAGGACGTGGTGTTGACCTCCGCAGCCTCCCCCTCGACCGGTTCCTGAATGTCCTGTACTACCACCGGGTGCAGGCCGTCGAGGGGGCGGAGGACCCGCAGAAGGCCGTCAACGAGATCGACTCCGAGCTGGGGGTGAACGAGTGGTGGACCCCGCTGCACACCCGGCGCCCGGAGCACGTCGGCCCCCGGGTCACCGAGGACGGGCTCAAGGTCCCGGCCTGGTGGCGTGACGACGAGACGGAGAGCCAGCAGTGGCTGGCGTCTCAGGGAGTGATGATCGATGCCTAGCATCCTGGTCGCCACGGGCTTCGTGCGGATCGAATCCGACACCCGGCCCGCGCTCAAGGCTCTTCAGGCCTTTGGCGCGCTCGGCGGCCAGGCCCTGTCCACCGGCATCCTCCCGGCCGCCGCCGCTGCCACCGTCGCCATCGGCGGCATCGCGAGCGCGGCGGCTGTGGCGGGCGGAGCTGTTACGGCGTACGGCGTCGCCGTCGGCCAGCAGTTCGGCCAGATCAAAGAAGTCATGACCAAGCAGACGGCGGCCGACGACGCGCAGACCAAGGCCACCAACTCCAAGGCCATCGCGCAGAAGCTCGCCCGGGAGATGGGGATCAAGTACGGGCAGGAAATCAAGATCACTGCCGGTATGACCCAGGACGCCAAGGACAAGGCCGAGGCGTACAACTCCGCCCTGAGCCAGGCGCAGTCCGCCTCCAAGGCGGCGACCCTCGCGCAGCAGGGCTACAAGTCGGCCATGGGCCAGCTCCCTCCGGCGACGGAGAAGACGGCTGAAGCCCTCCAGAACCTGAAGTCATCGACCAAATCCTGGTCCGACTCCCTGGCCGGATCGACCATGCCGGTCTTCACCAAGGGCATCCAGGCCCTCGAAAACCTCCTCCCCAAGCTCAGCCCGCTGGTGAGGAATGTCGCCCACGAGATCGACGGCTTCGTCAGCACCCTCGGCGAGGGCGTCGCCGGGAAGGTGTTCAAGGAGTTCGGCAAGAACATCCAGGCGAACGGGGCCGGGGCCCTGCGGACATTCCTCGACGTCGCACGCAACCTGACCGTGGGCATCGTCGGGGTACTGAACGCGTTCATGCCGATGTCGGTCGGCGTGACCGGCGGCCTGGAGAAGCTGACCGAGAAGTTCGCCAACTGGGGCGCCACCCTCGGCAAGTCGGGCGGGTTCCAGCGGTTCATGGACATCGCCAAGGACGCCGGGCCCCGGCTGGTGGAGTTGTTCAAGAGCCTGGCCACGGCCTTCCTCGATGTGGCCTCGGCCGCCGGGCCCCTGTCCGGCATCGGCCTCACCCTGCTGACCATCTTCGCCCAGCTGGTGGACGCGATCCCGACACCGGTCCTCCAGCTGCTGGTCCCGGCGATCATCGCGGTCAACACGGCCATGAAGCTCTGGGCTATCTACCAGTCGGCCGCCGCTGCGGCCACGTGGCTGTTCACCACGGCCGTCACCACCAACTCCGGCATCGTCGCCTCCAGCCGGGCCGTGCTCGCGCTGTACTACGCGCAGATGCTCGTCGTGCGGACAGCCACAGCCATCGCCACAGCGGCCCAGTGGTTGTGGAACGCCGCGTTCGCCGCCTCGGGTATCGGCCTGATCGTCATCGGGATCGCCGCCCTCGTCGCGGCCATCATCTGGGTCGCGACCAAGACCACCTGGTTCCAGACGATCTGGAAGTACACCTGGGACTTCCTCAAGATGATCGGCCGGTGGTTCGCCGGACCGTTCACCGACTTCTTCAAGGCTGCCTGGGACCAGATCTACAAGTGGCTGATCAAGCCGTACGTCGACTTCTTCACCAAGGTTCTCCCGGCAGCGGCCCGGTTCCTCAAGGACCAGGTGATGGCGCAGGTCAACCTGATCGCCTCGGGGCTGAAGGCCGTCTGGGACTTCATCTACAAGTGGGTGGTCGGCCCCTGGGTGGACATCTTCACCCAGACGATCCCGGCTGCCGCCCGAGCCCTGCGGGACCGGGCGACGCTGGCAGTGACGATCCTGCGGGACCGGCTCCTGGCCATCTGGGACTTCATCAACCGGCGCTTCGTACAGCCCAACATCGTCGCCTTCACCCAGACGATCCCCAACGCTGCCCGAGCCCTGAGGGACCGGGCAGCAGCGGCGGCATCCATCTTGCGGGACCGCCTCCTGTCCGTGTGGGACTTCATCAACCGGCGCTTCGTACGGCCCAACGTCGTTGCCTTCACCCAGACGATCCCCAACGCTGCCCGGGCCCTGCGGGACCGCGTGGTCGGCTTCGGCAACTCCATGCGGGACGGGCTGTCCGGCGCCTGGAACTCGGTCCGTAACCGGACCCTGAGCCCCATGCAGTCGTTCTTCACGAAGTCGGTCCCCGGCTGGGCCAAGACCATGCGGGACAGGGTGGTCGGCTTCTTCGGCTCCATGCGGGACGGGGTGGGGGTCGCCTGGAGCGGCATCCGGGACAAGGCGAGGTCCCCGATCAACTGGGTGCTGGACCACGTCTGGAACCGGGGCATCGTCCCGACCTGGGGGCGTATCACCGGCTGGATCGGGATCAAGAACACGCTCAAGAGCGTCAAGATGCTCGCCTCGGGCGGCACCGTCGGCAACGAGCCCTTCGGCATGTTCAACCGGCCGACGGCCATCGTCGGTGAGGGCAACCCCATGTACCCGGAGTTCGTGATCCCCACGGACCCCAAGTACAAGAGCCGGGCCAAGAGCCTCTGGCAGATGGCCGGGGGGCACTTCATGGAGGACGGCGGCATCCTCGGGAAGATCGGCGGCTGGCTCGGGAGCGCCGCCAGCTCCGTCACCGGAGCGGCCAAGGGCGCGGCCGACTTCCTCACCGACCCCGTGGCCAAGGCCAAGAAGATGCTCCTCGGCACGCTGAAGGGCGGGAACCTCGGCTCCAGCCCCTGGGCCAAGCTCGCCACCCGGCTGCCCCGCCTCGCCGTGGACGGGCTCCTGGAGGCCGTCAAGAAGGTGGGCGGTTCGTTCCTCGGCGCGATTGGCCTCGGCCCGTCCGGGGGCTCCGGTGTCAAGCGCTGGACACAGGTCGTCCTCACCGCGCTCCGGATGGTCGGCCAGGTCCCGGCTCTCCTCAACATCACGCTCCGCCGGATGAACCAGGAGTCCGGCGGCAACCCCAACATCGTCAACAAGTGGGACAGCAACTGGAAGGCCGGACACCCGAGTGTCGGCCTGATGCAGGTGATCGGCCCGACCTTCCGGGCCTACGCAGGGAAGCTGAAGAACACCGGTCCGTTCCTGTACGGAACGTCCGTGAACCCCCTGGCCAACGTCTACGCCTCCATGCGTTACGCGCTCAGCCGGTACGGCTCCCTCAGCGCTGCGTACGGCCGGGCCGGGGGCTACGCCAACGGCACTGCGGGCACGACCTCCGGCTGGCACATGTTCGGGGAGCGGGGGCCGGAGATGGGCTACAGCCCGGCGGGCTGGCGCATCCTGAACAACCGGCAGACCAACGGCCTCGGGGGCGGCCCGTCGGTGACCGTCGAGCGCCTTGTCCTGGAGAACCACGGCGTCATCGCCTCCCGGCAGGAGGCCGAGAACTGGCTGGTGGAAGGGCTGGAGAACCTGAGCCGGAAGAACAGGCTCCCCGTCAGCATCAAGGGGAAGTGACCCGTGGCCATCGCGTTCCGGTCCGTCGGTGCACGGACCAAAGTCGACACGTCCGTCACGGGCACCGCCCCGAGCGTCGCCCTCCCCGCCGGGCATGTGGCGAATGACCTGCTGATCATGCCGGTGTTCACGGACGACAACACCGGCACCACCACGCCCTCCGGCTGGACCCGGCTGTTCACCCTCAGCGCCGGTACTTCCACCAGCTCCCCGTACGCAGGCTGGGCCCACTGCACGCTCTTCTACCGCGTCGACAACGGCTCAGTCACCAACCCCAACCTCAACTGCGGGTCCGGCGCGTGGCCCAACGGGCAGCCGTACGTGCTGGCGTGGATCGCGGCCTACAGCGGGTGCGACACGGTCAACCCGATCGGCGAATGGTCCACGTCGACCACCCAGAGCTCCACCCCGGCGCAGGCTCACCCCGCCATCACCACCTCGGTGGTCAACTGCTGGCTGATGACCCTGCGGGGCATCGGCTCCGACAACGCCCGGACGTTCACCTGCTCCGTCGGCACGGACGCCGAACGTGTCGACGACACCGGCGGATTCCCGGCGGCCCCGTCGGCCGCCCACTTCGACAGCAACGCCGCGCTCAGCCTCGGGGCCCAGACCCAGCGCACCACCACCGCGAGCGACACGGTCGGCTACGGCTCGGTCATGGCGTCGGTCGTGCTGCGCCCGGCGGCGGTCGCCGGAGCCACGTCGGCGGTCGCCGGTGACGCAGCAGCGGTAGCCTCCGCCCTGGACGCCACCGTCACGGCTACTGACGGCCCCTGGAGCCTCTGCGGGACGGACGGGCTCCCCCGGTACCAGTTCGCCGTCGACTGGGGCGGAGAGGGGCTCACAGCGCCGGGGACGGCCCTCAACACCAACCCGCAGTTCCTCACCGACCTCTCCGACTGGAGCGGCGTCAACGCGACGCTGACCCGCGCCACGGACCTGATCGATGATCAGACCCCCTACCTCGTCATGACCTCCACAGCCGGGTCCAGCCCCCGGGCCGAGTCGGGGCAGAGGGCCGTGGTGGCCGGGCAGACGTACCGGGCATACGGGTGGCTGTACGCTCCCGTCACTCTGCCGGTCGGGGCGGAGGTCAACCTCAACTGGTTCAACAGCAGTCACACCTACCTGAGCACTTCCACCAACCTCCAGGTGATCACGGCCGGTCAGTGGGTGCTGTTCGACCGGACATCCACTGCTCCGGCCGGAGCGGCGTTCGCCAGCCTGACCGCAGTCAACTCCGGGACGCCGGGAGCGGGGGTGGTCCTCTACGGCTACGGGCTGCTGATGATCGATCCGGCTACCGGGGACCTGGTCGCCACCCCGGGCCCGGGGGACGACATGACGCGGAAGATCACCTCGGACGTCGTGATCAGCTACGGACGGGACCAGACCCGGCAGCTGAACCCCGCTGCGGTCGGCAGCGCGTCCTTCTCGGTGATCAACGTGGACCGGGCGTACTCGCCGGACTTCGCCTCCTCGCCGCTGTTCGGCGACCTCGAACCCTCGCAGCCGTTCAGCGGCCTGGTCTCCTTCGGCGGCCATGTCTACCCCCTGGCCTCCAGCCGGATGGACGACTACAACATCCGGGCGGACATGACGGACCGCACCGTCGACTTCACCTTCCTCGACGGACTGAACGACCTCCAGAACGTGAAGCTCTCCACCGAGGTCTACAAGGCACACCGGACCGGAGAACTGATCGGCATCATCCTCGACCTGGCCGGGTGGACCGGCCCCCGGGACCTCGACCTCGGCGCGACCCTCGTTCCGTACTGGTGGGTGGAGGGCACGGACGCCCTGAGTGCCATCGGTGACCTGATCAAGTCGGAGGGGCCGCCTTCCATCGCCTACCAGGCGCCGGACGGTACTTTCGTCTTCCGGGACCGGCACCACCGTATCCAGCGGGCCGAATCCGTCAGCTCCCAGGCCACCTTCGCCCAGCCGACCCTCATGGACTGCAACCCGGCCACGCTGGACGGATTCGACTTCACGGCCCCGTTCGCCTACGCGCACGGGGCCCGGGACATCATCAACTCGGTCACGTTCGAGGTCTCCGACCGGATCGAGGACGCGGACCTGACCGTGGTATGGACCCAGGACTCCCAGATCAGCCTCTCCACCGGCGAGTCAGCCACCGTGGAGGTTACGGGCAGCGACCCGTTCGTGGGGGCGGTCGTCCCGGTGTCGGGTACGGACTTCACCTTTTCGGGGGCCGGAGTCCCGAGCGTGACCTTGTCCCGTACCTCGGGCGCGTCGGCCACCATCACCGTCCTCGCCATCGGCGGCTCCGTCACCCTGTCGAGCCTCCAGCTCCGGGCCCGGACCATCACCGTCCAGCGCACCATCAAGGTCAGCCGCATCGACTCGGACTCCATCACCCGGCACGGGGAGAAGTCGTACCCCGAGGCGGCCCCCTGGGCCAATGCCAACGACGCCGACGCCATCGCCGGGATGATCCTCCTGCACTACGCCCGGCGGCGGCCGACCGTGCAGATGCGCGTCACCACACAGGACCCGGCGCACTTCATGCAGTGCATCAGCCGGACGGTCTCCGACCGCATCCGCATCCGATACGACGAGATGGGCCTGGACGACGACTTCTTCGTGGAGTCGGTACAGCACACGATCAAGCACTTCAACCAGACGGGGAAGCCGCCGGTACACGCGATCGTCCTCGGCTGCGAGAAGGATCTGGAGGTCTCGGTCAACCCGTTCACCTTCGACAAGCGCGGCGCCGGGTTCGACCAGGGCACCTTCGACCCGATCCAGTCCGATCAACCGGATACCGTGTTCGTGTTCGACCACCCGGTCCAGGGCCAGTTCGACGGAGGGCTGTTCGGAACATGAGGTATGACCATGGGATTTGAGATGCCGGACGACAAGGGGCCGGTCCCGGCCCGGGCCTACGTGTACGCCGGGGACTGGGTGGCCGACTGCACCCGCAAGGGCTGCGGGAACGTGGAGTTCCTGTACACCCCGGCCAAGCCCAACGGGCCGAGGGTGCTGCGCAAGCCGTTCTTCATGTGCTCGAACTGCGGGCAGCAGTGCGTCATCGACTGGCCGGACCACGAGATGGAGATCCTGTCCATCCTGAGCAAGCGCCCCGTACCCCAGACCCGCAACTGGTACCCGAAGGACCACCCGGTCGCCGTCAACTTCCGGATCGAGCACGGGCAGTCCATCCGGGACCTGCTCGACGAGAACGAAGAGCACGGGGTGAAGTAGCCATGGCCTGGTCAGCGCCGATGACGGCTGTCGCAGGGGCGACTTTTACGGCAGCCCAGTTCAATCAGTACGTCCGGGACAACCTCAACCAGACTGCCCCGGCGCTGGCCACGGCCGCTTCCCAGATCTTCGTGTCCACGGGCGCGAACGCCATCGCCGTCCGGGTACCGACCACAGCACGCGTCAACACCGCGCAGTCCACAGCGTCCACCAGCTACGTCGACCTCGCGACGGTCGGGCCTACGATCACCGTCACCACCGGCACCATCGCCATCGTCACCTTCGCCGCCGACACAGCGAACTCCGCCTCGAACTCCCTCGCCAAGTGCTCCGTGGCCGTGTCCGGAGCGACCACGGTCGCCGCCTCGGACGACTGGAACCTGAGCTTCGACGGCAACGCCGCAGGCAACTTCAGCCGGGCGGCGATGGTCCACATCTTCACCGGCCTGACCGCAGGCTCCAACACCTTCACCATGAAGTACGGCGTGGGCTCCGGCACCGGCACATTCCAGCGCCGCGAGATCAACGTCATCCCTCTCTGAGGAGCCTGTCGTGGCCACCATCCCCCAGTACGTCACCGTCATGCGGAACACCGCGTGGGACCTCATCCGTCGGTTCGGTGTGGACCTCCAGTACGAGTCCAAGGCGGACCGGGCTGAGATCATCGGCGTCCTGGCCGTGCAGGCGATCCTGATCGACACCCTGGTCAAGAAGGGCGTCCTCACGGACGCGGAGCTGCTGGCCGCGATCAACACTGTACGCAACTCTCCCTGGCAGCCGGGCTATCTGACGGAGCGGCCGGTGGAGTGGGACACGGCGCCGGTGACGGGAATCTGAGATGGCCTGGACAGCTCCGGCCACGGCGATAGCCGGAGGCGCGTTCGGCTCGGCCCTGTTCAACGCGACCGTGCGCGACAACCTGAACGAGACCAGCACCGCCAAAGCCACGCAGGTCAGCAGCTGGTTCCCGGCCAGCGGGGTGAACGCGCTGGCCGAGCGCACCCCCGTACAGGCCAACACCCAGGGCTCCAGCACCACCACCTCGACCGCTTACGGCAACCTCGCCGACGGGGTGACCACGTCCGTCTCCGTCGCCACGGGGAACCGCGCGCTCGTCTCGACCTACGCGAACTTCAGCAACAGCGTGAACGGGAACCGGACGTGGATGTCCTTCGACACCTCGGGGGCGACCACGGTCGCGGCCACGGACTTCCTCTCCATTGATCACTCCTTCAACGGAGGCATGCGCTGGGGGGCGACCTTCCTCGTCACGGGCCTGAACTCCGGCACCAACACCTTCACCCTCCGGTACCGGGTCACCGCAGGTACCGGCACGTTCTCGGTCCGGCGCATCGCCGTGATCCCGTTCTGAGGAGGGACGCATGGCCTGGACCGCACCGATGACGGCTGTGGCCGGGGCCGTCTTCACGGCGGCCCAGTACAACACCTACGTGCGCGACAACTTCCTGACCCTGGATGTGGCCGTGGCCACGCGAGAGGGAAGCCTCATCACGGGGAACGGGGCGAACAGCGTCGTCCAGCGGACCCCGGCCTGGGACGCCCGTACCGGCGGCAGTACCACCACCTCGACCTCGTACACCGACCTGGCCGACGGGGTGGGCCCTTCGGTCACGGTGGAGACCGGGACGATCGCCATGGTGTGGATCTACTGCAACCAGTACAACACCTCCGGCTCCGCCGCCTGGATGACCTTCGAGATCAGCGGGGACACGACGCTCGCGGCCAACGACATCAACGCGGTCCAGATGCAGGGCACCG